CCAAACATGGATTATTGGTCACAAACCGTTCTAAAACCTCTTCATGATATCCTTAACGGATTCTTGAGGGGCATAGATTCGGATTGTACCTATAATCAGGATCACTTTCACTCAATACTTAGCAAGAAAGGTCCCTATTACAGTCTTGATTTAAAGGCTGCAACAGATCTTATGCCAGTCGATTTCCAGGCCCGGTTGTTATACCGGATCGTGGGAAAAGAGAAGGCTAAGATTTGAAAGGACATTCTTGTTGGGTACCCCTTCCTAGCTGACAGCACAGAGGTTCGTTACTCTGTGGGTCAGCCTATGGGTGCATACAGCTCCTGACCAATGATGGCATTGACACACCACCTTATCGTCCGTCTCTCAGCGAGACGTGCGGGACTGCATAGATTTAAGAACTATGCTATCCTAGGTGATGATATAGTCATTGCCAACCATCAAGTTGCGGCTGAGTACAGGAAGAGCTTAGAGGCCCTTAACATGCCTATCTCAGAGCAGAAAACGCATGTGTCCGAAGACACATACGAGTTTGCAAAGAGATGGGTGTATAAGGGTTTAGAGGTAACTCCTTTCAGTACTAGCGGATTGCTAGAAACTTGAAAGAGTTACCGATTATTCTCTAATTTTCTTGAAACACAGATCCGTAATGGTTGAGAGTTGAGGCCACTGGCAAGCGCGGGCTTACTACTGAAAGACCTTATGAAGTCTTGTGGTAAGGCACATCAAAGTGCCCGTACCGCAAAGCTTCTTCAGATCTTTACCTTGATTAAAGATATTATCTTTAAGAGGATGACCTATGACTTCACAGAATTGCGAAGTTTAATGTCTCTTCCCCGAAACATTACCGAGACTGAGTTCTTTGATTCAGTCAAGGCCGTGCTTCGGAACCAAGGTAGTAGTGACGAACACAAGCTCCTAATGAGTCAATTCGATTTCTCAGAGACTTTATTCTCTAAGATAAAAGAATGAACTCATGGTAAGGAGTTTGAGTCCGAGGCTAGTGTAGCCAACACACTTAGGGAGTTCGGTAGAGTGTTACATCCAATCGGGCACGTTTTCAATCAATCTTCTGTTAAGATTGCTGAGAACATGCACGATTTCGAACATGGTGATTGAGATACCGTCCTTCTCCTTTTCGAGAAGAACGAGCTCTTAAATAACCGGTTCGATAAGAATATATTCTCCATGAGAACATCCCACTCACGAGTATTCAATCAGTCTAGGCTTGTCAAAGACCTCTGGTCTTACTTCAAGGAGTTCCTCGGCCTGGTACCCTCAACACAGAAAGATGTTGAGGTAGCCAGAAAGGATGAGTTATTCAGTAAAATTAGAAAATTTATTGAAACTCTTCCGCACGATGGATTCGATGAAGAAGAAGATCCAGAGATTGACGAGTTTGACTGTTAGAATAGGCTTTCGCCCTCGTAAGCCCTGAGAAAAGGTGTTTACTAATCCTTGTCAGAATTAGTAGCATCACACATATCTAGGAGATATAAGATAAGGTTCAGTTAGGTCACGTGGGTCACTCTATTACTAATAATAGATGAATCACGTTATGTGAGCAGGTCACAAGTCTGCCTCCTCCTATAGTAATTAGATCCTACCTATAATTTAACGGTAAGATCATGTACTACAGGAAGATCTAGTGTTGGGGATAAAAGGCCCTCAGCACTAGGTGCATACTGTGAATTCTACCAGACTATTACGTCTTAGTAGACTGTACTCATATTCCTGATTGAACCCCCTTATCACTCCCTAACATATGCGAGG